TACTTGCGTCAAATGATGATGTGAAAAATTTATGCATTATAGTGCTCTTCCTTTAATATCTTTATTTGGGTACTTAACTTCAAAAACACAAGGGTCTAAAGATGGATACACAATCTTATCTTTAGTTGCTTGTTCTATATTATATTTGTTTGTAGAATAGTTTCCATCTCCACCACAAAGATTATATATTTTAACCGATGGAACACTCATAACTCCTTCTACATTTGCCAATATTAATTCTATTTCTGAAAGATTTATTGGTTTATTGAATGTCCAATTTTCTATATTAAAATAATCTTGCATTTGTAATAAACAACTTGCTACTACTTCATTTTTATTATAATTAGAATAACATATTACTTCAAAATCACATCCAATATTTACAATAAATCCATTTAATAAATTTACAGAATCTGTCATTAAACGATATTCTCCTAAATAAGTTTTAAGATTTTGTTTAACTGCGGTATTTAAATTTGTTAATTTTTTATTTTCATCATACCCCAATACATACATATTGATTGCAAATGGATTATTTACTTCCGATATTGCAGAACGTTTTTGTGAAAGATATTTAACCAATTCTTTTTGAACTTCGGATTGTGGCTTATCTTTTAACCCATCAACTAATGCAACAAATTCAGTAATATATTTTGGATTTGCTAAAATAGATGATGGTGAGTTGTTATCTATTTCACCATCCGGACTAACATATACCTTTGCAATTGAACCATATTTTTCTGGCATAGATAATGCTCTTACAATATAATCTTGTCTTGTTACTGCTCTATTTTGAGAACCAAATGAACCCAATGCATTTTGTCTTATTTCTTCAATTGACTCAGAACCACGACCACCAACCGCAGGTTCTAAATTTTCACATGCAATAGTACCCTTTATATCATTATAAGAATTTAATAAATTTGATGGAATTGATAAAAGGTCTTCTTCAAATTGTATTTTACTAATTGAAGTTAAATTACCTGTATTTACATTTGATTCAATTCCACCACCTGTTAAATATTTTACTAAAAGAGTTTTACCTGCTGGTGATATTCCAAATGTATTTGTTTTTAAAAAATTTGATGGGTCTATTCCTTGATTTAATCTTTGAATAGTGTTTGCCAATCCTAATCCTATATTTTTTGTATTTGGTAAAATTTGTTCATCTGTAAACCCACTACCACCACCATTTCCAAATTGTAAATCCATAGTGTTGTCCGAATTTACTTTTACTGAAAATCTACGTGGTACTTTTTGTACTTCTAAAATATAAGGAACTGAACCTGAAAATTCACTCAAATCGGAATTGTATGATGTGTTTGATTTTTCAACAAAAATACTTTCTTGAGCCAAATAAGGAACTTCGTAAAATATTTCATTTGTATCCGAATCTATAATAGAAGTTATTCCTATAATATTTTTATCTGATATAGTTTCTGATGGGTAATCTGTATCTGATTGTTGAAATGAAATTGATGTAGAAGATTCTTTTGCAGATATTGCCTTTACAGTTTTTGAAATTAAATATCTTGTTGGATTGCCGTTTGCATCTCTTTCAAATACACTAATAGAATTACTACCAGTTTGTGCAAAATTAACCACATCCGTAGTTCTAAAAGTTACATTTGAATTTGTTGCTGAAGAAATTTCCATTCCTTCTTTTACTGTTAAATAAAATCTATTATCTGGTGAAAAATTAGAACCACTATTACCATTTGATTCAAAAACAGATGGAACTAATTGATAAACCGTCATAGTGGTTACTGCAGGAGTTGTTACTTTTGGTTTATATCCCATTGATTGTGCCAATGCTATAACGTTTTTACGTTCTGTAGCATAAGCCAACATTGATTCTTTTAATTGAACATCTTGATAGAAAGATAAAATATCACCAATAGCAGCTGCTTGCTCTATAAACACCATACCAGGTGATGCTTCATTAAAATCGGAATATGTATTTGGAAAATAAGTTTTAGTATAATCTATAAGGTTTTGCTTTAAAGTAGCAAAATCTTTACCAAGATAATTTATCTTTTTATTATCGTTCCCCCAACTTTTATCTATCGGTTTAATTGCCATTGTTAATTATTTACATTTATTTGTACTGATTCTGAAAGATTTGGATTTGATATTAATGAAAATTTAATATCCAAAACTATCCTATGATTATCTATATCATTTTCATCGTAATCAAATACGATAGTGTCTATATTCAAATATGGCAACCAAATTGAAACCGCTTCTACAATTGAGGTTTCTATGCTTGTTTCTACTAATATACCATCCAATGGTTCAAATAATACTTTCCAAACATCACAACCAAATTCAGGTTGCATCAATCTTTCTCCTTTTTTTGTTAAAATAAGATTTTTTAAATTATCTTTAGCTTGTGTTAATGTAGTAAAATTGACTGCAAATATACCATTAGAATCAGAGCTTCTATTAATTCCAATTCCTAATACTTTATAATCATTTTCTGATAAATCTACTACATTAACTTTACCAAGCTCTATTGCCATTATTTAAATCTTTTTACTAATTCCGAGTAATCTCTTGTCAATGCTTTCATAGTTGCATCTTGTAATGCATCTCCTGTTGATTCTATTTGTTGTGGCATACTATGTGGAACACCTGAATCTCTATAATCCATAGTTTCCCAACCACCTTCTTCAACACTCATTTGTGGTTGTAGCATATCTAATACACTTGCATCACCACCTGCTCCACCTTCTGCTCTTTGTGCAGATGTAAATGGGGTTGTCATATTAAGAATCTCATTTAATGCCGAATTCTTTGTATATTCCTTTTGTGGTTGTTGAACTCTTTGTTGTGGTACAGATGCTCTACTTTGTTGTAAAGCAGCACTTGCCGCAGCAAATGGGTCTGTACTCCTAATTGCCTCCTTTAATGTAGGAGCTTGTGGTTTTCTGTTAGAATTTAATGTAACTGCACCCGATTTAACAAGCTTACTTATTTCGGAAATAACTTGCTGTCTAACCTGTGTCTTAACTTCATTCTTAACCACTTCTTTAATAAGTGATAATAAAATGTCTGATTTCATAGTAAAAATATATTCGTTATGTTAATAAATATAATAAGTTCAAATTTATCCTATAACATTATATCCAGACCACATTAATATTGCAGGAGCAGGTGGAGCCGGTGGGGGATATTGTGCCATAACCATCATAGTTCCACTAGTTCCTAACAAATGTACTTTTGCTAAATTAACAAATGGATTTAAAAATACCATAGATGCTGGTTTAAATTCAAATGATGGTGGAACAAACCATATATTTGGTATATCTGGTATTTTATCTTTAATGACATCAAATGCCATAGCTAATAATTTTTCTTTTGTCGGTAATGTATTTTCTATTTGTTTTTTTAATTCTTCTTTTGTAGGTAGCTTTGGGATACTAAATACAGACAAATCTATTTCAGGTTTTAATCCTTTTATAGTATCCATCACAGATTTTTTAATTTGTTCTTTTGTAGGTTTTGGAGATGGGATTGATTTTGATAATTCTATTGCTGATTGTATAGATGTAATTATTGGTTGTAATATTTGTTCTTCAATTGCTGATATTAATCCTTTTTTAATTTCTTCAACCGCTTCATCTAATAATTTCTTTTTAGCTTTTTCAATTAAATCTTTTCTTTTTGGTAATTCTGGAAATGGAAATTTAATAGATGGTTTAAATTGAGAACCAATTGAAGGTTTTTTCTTTTTAATTTCGTTATATTTTTCAACTACTTCTTTTCCTGCTATAATTGCAGGGTGATTTTTAACTTCGTCTAAAACTGATTCTTTCTTTAATACCTTAATAATAGTATCATATACATTCACAAAAATACCACCAATTTCAATTGTTTGTTTTTTTAATTCATCAACTAATATTTGAGCTACTTCTTTTAATGCTTTGTTTATTACAACAGATTTTGCCAATGTTATTGGGTCTGGACCAATATTCATAAGTGTACCCGGTGCAGGTGGAGTTGATTGCCAACCTAAAGGTCTTAATAACGGATTTGGAAATGGAGCCATTTCTGCCCCTAACCAATAAGCATCAAATGCGGATGGGTATATTTCTTGTAATAAATTAAAATTTTCTTCGCCGCTTTCTAGACCTTTTTTAAAAGCTGCTTTTATAGCATTTGCCATTCCGGTAACGTTTCCGTTTATAATAGGAACTCCATAAATCATATCACCACCTCTCTGTATGCAATTGTGATATTCATTTGCAATAAAAGAAGCTGCTCCATCTGGGTCATTTGCAAACCTAAATGTTACTGCTGATATTAATACATTTGCTTTGTATATTGTCCAAGACATTTTATTTACTCAAAAAGTTTGTAGCTGATAATAATGTATTCAATTTTCCTTTGATTGCAAGAAAGGCGAAGGCGTTTTGTGGACCGTATGGAATATCATATGTTGGACCATACGAGGTTGCGTATTTTTGTTTTACTATTAAATCAATTAATTCACTCATTATTTTAACCAACTCACCACCCAATACCATTTTCTGAACTACCGCATCTGCATCACCTTCTCCTTGATTTTTACCCAAATATATCTTACCATTTTCCGAATTTAAAAATATTTGATTTGCTTTATTGGAATGTATTATAATATTTTTATCAGAATTTATATAAACATCTTTACTCGCATCTATTGAATAATTACCATCTGTTATTACACCTGTGTTTCCTTTTCCATATATAATAAATTCTTTTGCTTTTGCAGATAATATTATTCTATCTGAATTTATAAATAATTGGTCTCCACTAAAATCAGAAGGATATTCCTTAAATCCAATTTTAATTTTTGTTATAGTTTCTTTAAATGGAACTTTAATTTTACCCGATACAAAATAAACAGATGTACCATCTTTATTTATATCTTCATCAACCATTTCACCAATTGGTTTAGAATCTAATTCTGAATTTTGTTTATTACGAATGAATATACCAGGATAAGATTTTTCATCGGAAGATAAAAAGAATTCAGATAAACGAATTGTATTACCAACTCTACCACTTAAAATAGTATCACCTTCTTTTGGATTTAGAAACTTTATATTTTCCTTTACAATATATTTTTTATCATTATTTGGTTTTTCAAAAGGTATAGTTGTTCCACCTGTTGCAGAAGCTTCTTTATAATCCTTTGCACTTGTATTTTTACCAACTTCAGTTACATCATCTGGTTGGGTTGCTTTATATCTAAGATAATCTCTTCTATAATTTGAATATGGGGTGGTTGTATATGGCATCCAAAATGTTTGATTTGCAATTTTGAATATTACAACCGTTTCACCTTTAATTGGAAATGTAAAATTATTTTTATCAAATGGTTGTGCAGGGTCAGTTTCAACACCTGTTTCGGATAGATAGGTTATAGCACCATACATTCTGGCATCTTCATCGGAAAATTTGGGGGATGCACTATATATTGAAATTTTATCCTTACTACCTTTTTCTTTTTTTAAAAAATCCGTATTCGTTGGATATACGTTTTCAACTGTTGCTAAAAATGATTCCATTATAATTTTGTTTTTATATCTTCTATTTCAACTTGAATATCTAATAACTTTTCATCATTCTTTTTATCAATCTCATTAACAGTATCTTCTAACTCCGTTAATAATTGTGCTTTTTCATGCTCACTCAACCAACCATCTTCCCCAATACCCTTTGCTTCAGCAGCTGCCAATCTTTGAGCAATAGTTGCCAACTTAATTAAGTGGTCATCGTTTTTAATAGATGAATCAATTAAATCTCTAATTATAGGTGCAAGGACTGTTGCTTCACCTACATTACGAATCAACTTACGAAGAGATTCAATCATATCTGATATATTCTTCTTTTTTACTTGTTGATTTTCGTAAATATCTTTAAATAGTGATGATAAGTTTTTACCATCAAATAACTGAAATTCAGATGCCATATTATATTCTTTTACTAATAATTATTTACTAATCAAATAATTCTCTATTATAAGA